TACCCAACTGAGGAGCAGATATCTGCCGACAAAATTGTAGCCCACAAAGAAATCCTCCTTGGTCTTGATTTTGTAATCGAATCACTAAAAACTGTAGACAGTGTAATAAAGGCAATGGATAACATTCTACCCAAACTGGAATCTCAAACATACACAGCTGATGAACTCGGTAAGGTTGTACTTTATGGCGTGAAGAAAAGGAATGAGATAATTGCTCACCCATTATGCTATTTTGTAGCGATGCATGTAATCCAATCATTGTGCATATACTATGACAACATGATTGCTTATTTGCCATCGGTGTATAATGACTCCAATGAATTAATGATAGCGTCATTCATAAATATGTATGAGTTCTTTATCCTGCTATCCAGGCTATTAATCATTATAAAGGAAGGAATCGAATCTAGTGACTGCGGATAAGACGGACATCATTCTATGTCGTACCTGTTCTGCTGTCCTCACAGATGATAACAGATATGATCGTCATAAAAGAGAGAATAGAAAACTATGCAAGGGCTGTGCAAAGATCCAGTACAAAGAAATACAGGGAGGAGAAAAGTATCGATACCATAAAAAAAGGGAACTGTATTATGTAGGCAAATCACACACATCCTCTGCTCCAACAATTAGGTTGAGGGACAAGGGTAAAGATAAAAGGAATTTTCCCAACATCATTCGTGAGATGGCTGATGATACCGAACAGTTTCGTGTAGACCAGCTATTTAAGTTAATGATGCAGACTACCGACATTGGTGAGAGAATTAATATAATAGCAACAATGCTGAAAGGAAATGTGCAACTTACGCTCAGAAAATCTTCGGTATTAATCAATGTGGTAAATGGGTTAATACAGTCCAATGAAATCCCGGGTGCCGCTAAGTTGGTACTCATTGTTGCACTTCGAGCATACGCTGGTAAGAAAGCCAAGGTTAAGGCGAAGGTTAAAACCAAGATGTACGAGGAAATACTTGCTGAAAGTAGTATGATAGAGGTGGATATACCATGACATGGAAGTATCCGCATTGGTATGACCGCAAAGGTTCAGCCTCTATAACCTGTAAGATGTGTCATCGGAAGAGAAGGGAATACTCTCGGGGAACTTGCTACACCTGTTTTGACAAAATGGTACGAGGACAATTTGAGAGGGAAATAATTGGCAAAGAAAAAGATTGACATCACTAGATTAAATGACTTCGACTATTATTCCCACAACCTATTATATATCCAGGCAGGTGAAGGGTTAATACCATTTGATTATAACAACCGCTTCGTGCAGGTTCAGATTAATAAGAAGTGGGTATCATATGAGAATCAAGGGAAACCGGTACGGTTTATAGTACTGAAAGCTAGACGACACGGGGTATCCACCTTAATCCAAGCTCATATGTTTCATAGGTGCCACACCAGATCCCATCGTCAAGCTATAACTATGGCTGCTGATGATGAGGGAGCTTCATACATCCACGATATGTCGCACATCTTCTACGACTATCTTCCAGAACCACTAAAGCCACAGACCCGATATCGTAGTAGAAAATCTCTAACCTTTGATATCCCAAAATCTATGGCATCGAAGAAAGGTGTAGTTGGTACTATGGGGCTGAAATCCCGCATGCGTACTGTACCATCCCACGAAAGGGCTGGGCTTTCTACTGGCTCACATTACATCCACTTCTCTGAATATTCCCATTACCGTAATGCTGAGGATATCCGTAAAGCCGTTATCCCAACTGCTTTCCAAGTTAAGGATGCATTTGTAATAATAGAATCAACAGCCAACGGGATGGTTGGTGTTGGGGAAGCGTTCTATGAGGAATGGTCTAAAGCTGTTCGTGGGGATTCCACATTTACCCCACTATTCTTCAGTTGGCTGGATCACGAGGACTACACAGAAAAGTTCCCATCCCCAGACCATAAGACCAAATTTATTGAAAAGATCCAGGATGATGAGATGGAATTAATCCGGGATCATAATGCAACATATGAGCAACTATACTGGCGGAGAAATCAAATCCGCTTTCTGGGTGGAAGGATATCGGATAGGGGAGCAGCACTAAATGATTTTGAAGCATTCCATGAGCAATACCCCACTACACCAGAAGAAGCTTTTATTGTGTCTGGGCTGCCAGTCTTCGATAGAGCAGTACTCCGTACAATGTTTATAAACTGTAAGGAACATATGTGGCTTGGGGATATCGAGGGGTCTAGGTTATTAGAGAACTCTATGGGGCACCTAAGAATCTGGGAGAAACCGGTGAAGGGGGCTGTTTATGTAATATCCATTGACCCATCATCCGGGGAACCGGGAGCTACTGATTATGGCTGTATCCAGGTGCTGAAAGTAGGAGCACCATCTTCTGGGATGGTAGCTAACCAAGTGGCAGAATGGCACGGAAAGATGTCACCGGAGGTGTTGGGGCAGTATGGAGTAATGCTTGCCAAACTCTACAACAACGGATTGTTCTGCCCGGAAATGTGTGGGTATGGGCATGCCACATTAGTTGAAGCCCAACGGTTAGATTACTGGAATATCTACAAACGAAGAACCCTGGATACTGTTCGCCAAACATCTACAACCAAGTTGGGATGGTCTACTACAGTTGCCACCAAACCGGTGCTTCTCAGTTTCGGGAGATTATGCATCAATGGTAGATTGGTAAAAATCAACTCCAAAGAACTACTCAAGGAGATGATGATATTTGTAAGAGATGAAGGGTCAGGGGCTGCAGCCTACGGTTCTGGCAAGGATGACAGGGTAATGTCATACCTAATAGGCCTTAAGATAATAAATTTAGAGTATGGTATCGATGACCTATCCAACACCGGTATTTCTGATCCACCAAAGTTTGAAAGGCGGATAAAGGATAACCTTAAATATGATGATGAGAGTGACTTAAAGAGTATAACTCAGAAGAAAGGATGGTTGGATGATTAGCCAGAACATAAGGACCTGTGACCTATGTGGTGGAGATAACTTCACCCACCTGAATACTAAAGAAGCGTGGAGTATAAGCAAGAGAGTGGAGGTTGAAGGAACTCCATTCCACGACACCGATGTATACTGCAACTCCTGTGGTTTGGTACAAAAGTCCCCAATGATGGATAAAGAATCACTACATAAGTTTTACGCAGACTGCTATATACCTATGTATAAACCTCTCAATATAGATCAGATAAGCCGTGAATCATTAGTTGATGAAATGCTAAATTCTATATACAGGTTAGATTGGTTAAAGTCACTGGGATATGATCTCCATGGCAAGAAGGTATTAGATGTTGGTTCTGGCATGGGTATGTTTTCTGCTTACATGGCAAGCCTCGGGGCAACTGTTCATTCCCTTGATCCGATAGAACGGAATAGTAAGATATCTCAGGTAATGTTTGGGAGAAACACAATCGTTGGTACCCTAGACACCTATACCGAAGGTGATTATGACCTCATAACCATCTGTGATACCTTAGAGCATGTATACTCCCCAACAGATACCATGACAACTATTCGGGGGCTACTCAATAAAACTGGGCAGGTATTTATTGAGGTACCTGATGCATTCTATCCCTACACACAGATACCAATTGATGCCTTCCTATCTTCTGCTCACACCTACACCTTCTCCCAAAACACACTAGGGTCACTGCTATCTAAAACAGGCTTCAATGTTGGACACCTAAAACATGCTGGGCATAACAGTTGCATTCTATCCCTTGCCAACCAAACTGACAATGAACAGTTTTTGTATGGTAAGGACAACATGGGTGATCTAGCGCAGCTATATAAAGACCACACCAACATGAAGGCAGAAGCTAATGATGGTGCTCATAAAATAATTACCAAGTACCCAATGTTTAGTAACTATCTTAGTATTTTGGCAACTTCGAGTGGTCTGCCGCCAAAAGAGATAATAGAATTACTCAGCACCTGGAAGGAGAACCAACCTGAGTGTATAAATACATCCTACTCCGATTCTAGATATATTACGGGAATGGCTTACTTGGAATCTGGTGATATTGTTAAAGCCAAGGAATGTCTTACTGAAGCTATGTCCCTATACCACAACCCCCTTGAATACAACTTAACAAATGAAATATTAACCCATGGACTACTAACCCCCCTTAATTTCCAGAGATATCTCTGGTATCACTGTGGTATAGCTCTTGCCCATTTGCAATAAAACTCACCTATTATCAATGACATAGCCGAAAAATCCACACAAATCCACCATCCTGTGGTATAATACCTTTTGACAGTAAAGTATAACAGAGTTGCCATATTTGGGCATTTCTGCCACATGGTGGCTCTGGAGGACTTATGGGAGATAAGGCTATAACAAAGAAAGTAAAGAATGTTGCAGAACCAATTTCCAAGGATGGCAAGGTAGACGAGGCGAAGCTTAAGAGGCTCAACTCATCTGCCTATTTTATTTTGGAGAACATGCATCCTGGGATGACGAAGGAGTTTGATATTGCTAAGAATGATTTTGGCATCAAGGACATGGGTATCTATATCATGGGGCTCCTCAATAGGTTGTACAAAACCGTTGATTACTACAACCCGGACTTTGAACCGGATTGGGAACAACGTATTGTTGACCTCAACGATGAACTGATCTGCCAAAACTGCAAAAAGAAGATCACCGATCCAAAGAACATCAAACAAATCTATTGTTCAAATGCCTGTGCACATGAAGCTAAGAAGAAGAGTAAGACCGGGGTAATACAACCAAACCCCCAAGACCTTGGAACTGAAGCCGAACAGGATGAGAAGCAATGGGTTAAGGAACAGAAGACAATTTCTGGAGACTTATAATGGCTCGTGAACGAGTTGGTACCAAGGAAGAGGAAATAAAAAAATACCTAGAAGAAATCGATTACGAGATGGACGAGTTTAAGGACAATGCAATTGCTCGTGAGTGGGACAACATACCAGATTTCTACCGAGGTAAATCCCATTGGGGTACCTATCGCCCATCCCACAAAGTCTCCCCCATCCTCAACTTCCTTCAGCAAGCCATTGAACGAAAAACCTCCCTTATGACAGATACGAAGCCCTTTATGGACATACTCCCATACCGTGATGAGATTAATGATGTTGCGGATGCCCTTGAAATAATAATTCAATCCAAGTGGTCGGAACAATCTCTGGATATGACACTGGTGGACATAATCTTCTATGCAGAATTATTTGGGGCTTGTGGGATAAATACCCTATATGATAAATCCCTTCACTACGGTGAGGGGGATATTACGGTGCAATGCATTGACCCCAGAAACCTAAACTTCGACCCAATGGTTATCTCTTCCCAGCACCTTCACCAAGGTGAGTATATCCGCATCGAACAGATAATGCCATTATCACTGCTTAAGATGCAATACCCTGGTAAGGATATCAAAGCTGATGCCCCCTTAAATTTCGGTGAGGGCAGAAAGCTGGATGTCTCTCGTGGTGGTAGAACTGTTCGGAAGGTGATAACCCAAAAGACTGCTCAGGGGGCTCTCAAGCGTTCATTGGTTAGAGAGTACTGGTTGAAAGATAGGGGTAAATATGGTAAAACCCGGAAGTACCTCCCTGGTCGTCACATAATAATAGCCGGTGGTGCAATAGTTGATGATGGGGTTAACCCCTACTGGGATGAAAGACCTCCCATAGATCTATTTGATTGGCATAAAAACCCAGACTCAGCGTGGGGATCTGGGGAGATAGTTCATCTGATGGAAATACAAAGGCTGTTGAATAA